GGTATCTTGTAGTAATCAAACGCTTTCGCCACACTTGTGGCAACCCACGGTTCAACGTTAAACCCCAAGTCTTTCTTAATGTCAGCGTTTATTTCTATCTTCATTCCCATGAGTTTCTTTTTAGCTCGTTCCGCTCCATCAACATCAACCTTGACCCCACGCTCTCGCATATCAATCATCAACGGAATCAGACTTGTTTCCAGATCGAAGATTGTTTTTAACTCCTCAGAGTTTAATTCTGTTTCAAATCTGTTCCACAGCTTCAGGGTCATTCGAGCATCTTGTTCTGCGTAGGCTCCCACATACTTTGCTGGAAGTCGCCACATGTCCTTTTTTGGATCCAGACCAAAGCTTTTGGCCGCCGCTCGTAAGCTTGCTTCACTCTTGCCCATGCCAATGTATTCTCGACCCAGGTTGTTTAGGCTGTAGCTAAACCGGTTTTCATCAATCAAAGGAGCAGCAATCATTGTGTCTATAATCCTACCTTCAATACGAACACCTGCCCACCGTAGCCACCCTGCATCATACGTTGCGTTGTGCATAATTTTAGGAATATGGGGCGTTGCCAATTGAACCTTTAACCATTCCATCACACGACGCTGTGTGAGGTTTCCACCTCTCTCGTGCTTAATCGGGTAGTATCCCTCAAAATCCCCTGCGGCGATGGCTATACCGACGATAAATCCGTCGTTGCGTGTCCACCCTGGCCCCAAGGTCGTGAGGTTTGGATCACAGGTTTCTAAATCAATCGCCATAAACTTACACTTTGTTAAATCGGGAAACTCGTCAGGGGCTGTCCAATCAACTTCAATAAGATTAAGTTCCTCACGTTCCCAGAAATCTAACATGCTACTACTTTTGACCATCACATGCCTCCCCAAGCAAAGCACCGTAACCACAAATATCTATGGCACTGTCCTCGTGCGTTGGTGTTTCAATCAACCGAGAAAGCTTTACGGCAATCATGCACATATATACTTGCTCAACGGTAACGTCATGTCCCAATAAAACCGTCCACATTTTAGCAATGCGTTCATGGTTAAGATACGCATCACCATAGTCCTTGGCTCTCGGACCATTGATCATTCGCTCTGCCTCTTGTAGTATTTCATCTCTTTTCATATTTCATACCTGTACTTTGCGCCTGTTTCTATTATATGCAGATTTTCTTTGGTTCTTGTTATGCCTGTATAGAAAATCCTGTGCTCGTCGTCAGGGAACCTACTGTTCACGCAAGGATAAGCTGACTCTGTAAACAACATGATATTGTCATCTTCTCCCCCCTTCATTGCATGAATGGTCGATAGTTTAATTCTAGGTTTGTTTATATCCTCCCCTCGTTTAATTAATGCCGACATGTAATTCTGATCATCATCAGACATATTTACAATGCTGTTTGCGTGTCTGTCCTTTGGAGCAATAAGACCGTGATGTTCCACCAAGTCCTCATAACTCAGCATGGCCTCTGGATCCACATACTCTAACGTCTTTGCCGATCCTCGTTTAATAACAGCGTTCTCTCCCTGTTTTGGAACAATCCGGTATAAGGCATGAGCATCACTCAACGAAATCGAAACTCCATCGATCAATGTATTCCAAGTATTAATGCCCCTCATGTAATCGGGACTTATGCTTGGCACTCCGTATCGTTCAAAGAAGTATCCGCTTTCCCTTAATTCCTCTGCAACCATGCCAATAATCTTATTGGTTCTTGCCATAATAGTCCACGAACCGTGGTCAATGTTTACATCGTACCATGAGGAATGATAATCAATGTTGCCCTCACGCTCGGTCGGAGCCCATTGCTTCTCAAACCTTACGTCTATTCTCCCTACAACTCTGTTCGCAAGCTTGTGTATTGACGAAGGAACTCTATGACTCTGCGTTAGGATTTCAACCTCATCACACGCTTCCATAAACTGCTCAACCCGAACGCCCATCCATCGATGAATAGCTTGGTCATCATCTCCTGCGTACCAAACACGTTCTGTTGTTTG